TGCGAGTTAACAGTGCTATACGAACGCAGAGCGAACATAAGTCTACGCAGCTTTTAGCAGCCTAGCAACTCGTGATGAAGCGTTTAGAGGGACATAGGATACTTTTCTATGAATCTTATAACTATTCCTATTAGTCATGTAAATAATGAGTTGCTAATAGCAAGGGATTTAAGACAGTAGCCTAAGGTCTTCTGTCAAGATTGAGAGTAGTGACAACTTTTTTATGGAGCCTGATAATGGATATTAGCTATTTTAAACATGACGGGGTTTTGGGCGATTACTTTTCTTGCCCAAAGGGACTGGGCACTTACTCTACTAATTTTTGTGCGCGAATGTATGCGGAGGCTATGTCTCCCGAGGGTTTAAAGGAAGGGCTTAGAGTTACGTGTAAATCATGCCCGATTGGCGCTAAACATGCCGGAGATTATGATAATTCAACATCATGTTTTTTGGGAAAGATATTGTGCTCAAGATGCCAAAAAGGCGCAAATAGATTAATTCGTAGCTCAATTTGCGTAAGCTGTTACAACCGCGAGCGTGAGGTTTTAATAGGTAAGAATGCAAAAGGCACGCCGCCTATTTTTTGTAAGGATGTAGGCTCTGTTTATGCCTCATACGCTATTGATTCTGGCAAAACCATACAAGTGAGCAAGATCAACAAAGTAACGTCCCTTATGGAAGCTTATTTGTCTATTTTACACGATGCACCTAAAGCACTTTGGTTTGGCATGGTTAATCCTATGCCTATTAATTAGGTGCTAGATTTATGATGGGTTGGGAGATAATTGATCATGTTTGTCAGCATTGCGCTGGTCGTATTATTAGTCGTACTAATGAAGAAGGAGAATCTCAGCACCGCTGTACAAATTGCGGCGCTGAGGTGATAGGCAAGCATAAAGACTTATGCTGGTGTGGGGCGTCTGTAAAAAAATACGGCCATGTGTTTGAGTGCTTTGTTAATCCTAAAAAATCTATATTGATGCCGCAGGAGATTCTAATCAGAGAGATAGTGCTGCCTACGGATGCGCAATACATTTTTAGAAGATCTAGTATTGATGACTGATATGGATATAGAAAAGCCTCGTTAAGGGGCTTTTTTATTTGCGTTTATTTAGTAGTGACAATACATTCTGCGCATTAGAAACTTATAGATGATTGATATGGCATATAGTGAAAAGGACTGGGAAGTTGTAAAGGCGTGTTATGAAGACGGAATGGCTTTTGCTGAAATCATTGCGCGTAAGGATGTTGTCATTAAAAGCAAGGGGTCTATTACTAAGAAAGCAAAGGCAGAAAGCTGGATTCATGGCAAAAGGAAACAACTACAAGATAGGCAAGTTGTTGTAGAACAGGAGGTTGCAGAAATAAAGAAACAAAAGGAAACTTTTAGCCCTGTTCAATTGATGATTCATAATGAAATCGTTTCCAAAAGGATAAAAATGCTTGAGTTATGTGATAGTGCTCAGGAGTTGGTTGTTTCAATTTCAAAGAAGAAGCTTGTACAATACGGTGATGAAATGACTGGGCAGGATATTAATGCCCTATCTTCAGCTATATCAAGATCAAGAGATGGGCTAGTGGGGAAAAGCCCAGATACTATTATCAATAATAACAATACAGCTATTGCACAAAGCCAGTCAGTATCATTGGCTAATATCCCCGCGCATGAGCTTAGATTAGCTTACTACGGCGAGCTGGACGATGAATATTGACCGTAAAGAAATTGACCTAAAGGCAAGACTGATTAACGAATTTGAGTTTTTTGTCCGGTACTTCTTCAAACATCAGTTTGGGCGCAAGTTCATTATGACGCCGCACTTTTACTCGATCATTGATGCGCTCGTTTCGGTAGTTAATGGCGATATTAAGCGACTCATTATCAACATACCACCAAGGTACGGAAAAACAGCGGTCGCTGTTAAAATGTTCGTGGCGTGGGTATTAGCTAATAACCCAAGCGCTAAGTTTATTCATTTATCGTTTTCCGATGATTTGGCACTCGATAACTCAAGCGAGATAAGAGAGCTGGTTAAGTCTGATGAGTATCAGCGCATATTCGGCGTTGCCATTAGAACTGATTCCGATAGTAAAAAGAAATGGTACACATTATCTGGCGGAGGACTGTATGCAACGTCTACAGGTGGTCCTATTACTGGATTTGGCGCTGGAGCTAAGACTAGGGAGCGAGAAGGGACAAACAGTCCTTGTGATGGCTTTGAGGGTTGCATTATTTTGGATGACCCTTTAAAGCCAGATGATGCGTTTTCAGAAACGATGAGAAATAGAATTAATACGCGTTTTAACAATACGATTGCGTCTCGCGTTAACTCTCCAACAACACCTATTGTTGTGATAATGCAGCGTCTGCACGAAAATGATATGACAGGCTTTCTTCTTGAGGGGGGCAGTGGCGAAGATTGGCATCATGTATGTTTGGCTGCGATTAAGCCGGATGGAACGGCATTGTGGCCTGAAATGCACTCGATTGAAAAGCTACGTTCAATGGAGCAAGCCGATCCTTATACGTTCGCTGGTCAGTATATGCAGATTCCATCACCGTTAGCCGGTGGGATCATGAAGCCGGACAATATTACTATCATTCCTGCATTGCCTATGGGTATCGTAGAGTTTGTGCGAGGCTGGGACTTTGCGGCCTCGACTAAGGGCGACTTTACCGCAGGGGCTAAAATAGGCGTGTTGCCGGATGGTCGATGGCTTATTGCCGACATGGTGAGGATTAGAGTGTCACCGGATGAGAGAGACGCGGCGCTGGTCAACACCGCTAACCGCGATGGCGATAATTGCCGCATATCGATACCACAAGACCCTGGGCAAGCGGGACTAACCCAGGTTAAGTATTTAGTGCGTAGCCTGTCTGGGTTTTCAGTCAAGGCCACGCCTGAATCTGGCAACAAGGTCGTAAGGGCCGAACCGTTTGCGGCTCAGGTCAACGTCGGCAATGTCGTTATGCTAAAAGCTGACTGGAATGACGCGTTGATTAGTGAGATGCGTATGTTTCCCAATGGCACATTTGATGATCAAGTGGATGCGCTGTCTAGGGCATTTTCAATGCTGATTACTAACGAGCCGTCTCAAATCTTTATACCTGATGTCGGCAAGCCTATTAACCCCTTGCAAGCTAGACTTTTAAAAGAAATGCCTGGGCTGCCAAGTGCTGTAGTTGATGCCATACAAATTCCTAGCGGTATGTTCTGTGGTAACTGCTCGGCTTATGTGGCTGGTCAATGTGCCGATAGAGGCTTTTTAGTTGGTGAGCGTGATGTGGGTTGCGACTCTTTTATTAATAGGTAGTAAAATCAAAGCATTTTCACTAGCGCCGCGACAATTCCAATGGAAAAAGCCATTAAAGCGCCCATTTTAATAATAAGCCTGCTTTCTTGCTCTCGTAGCTCATGACGTAATTCACCAATATCACCACGAATAGCTTGAATATCACTACGTAGGGTTTGGATATCGGCCTTGCCAACGGATTGCCCTTCCATAAGAACGGATAAAGATTCTTTTTGCGCTTCCGTAAATGCAACAGCTTGTTCATGCGATATTCCTGCACGCTCTAGGTGCTGAGTAAACTTTAATGTATCGAAAGTAATTGTAGTCATGTCTTGCCTCATGTAAATCAGATTATAGGCGTTATTATAGGTCGTGACACTACGATTATCAGAATAATTAACTTTTCTGGTAATCGTAATGTCAGATAACGCGCAATCCATCGCATTCAATGAAAATGCACCGCAAGACGAACGCAATGATGCGCTTGCTGAGTTACAAAAATCCCATGCCACCACGTCATTAAGCGATCTTATTCCTTCAGAGGCTGTTCAGGAAGTTATTAGCAAGATCCACGCTGATTACCAAGATGAAGCGCTTCGTAAGTCGATGAACCCGAACATCGTACCGTTTCCTAGCAAGTATGCGAAAGAGCATAAGCGCGGGATGCAGTCGATACAGCTCGACGATTGGCAGCTGTCAGTGCAAGGCGATTTCTGGGAGCGCCCCAGTGCGCTAGGCTTTGACTCTTTGCGCATGATGGTAGAGCAAACGCCGATATTAAATGCTATTGTCATGACCAGAGTCAGGCAGGTACAGCGCTTTGCCCGAGTTGCAGAGAGCAATAAGGATGCGCCAGGCTTTGAAATTAAGCACATCGACAAGTCACATCAACTTAATAATGCTGAGCAAGAATCTATTCATCAGTTAAATAGATTTATAGGTAACTGTGGCTGGGAATTTTCACCGCGTAGGCGCAAAGCTTTGCGTAGAGATTCATTCGCACAGTTCTTGGGTAAAGTCACACGCGACACGTTGACAATGGATAGTGTCGGTATAGAAACGGAATGGAAGCGTGACAAGGCGCTAGGCATGGACGGCTTTTACGCCGTTGATGGCGGCTCGGTGCGCTTATGTACCGAACAAGGCTATCACGGTGATGATGAAATATTTGCGCTTCAGGTGGTGCAGGGACGAGTCAGTGCCGCTTATACTTTTGATGATCTAATCTACGAACCACGCAATCCACGTTCTGATGTTGCTGTCTGTGGCTATGGGCTGCCTGAAACAGAATTACTGGTACGTGTAGTGACTGGCTATCTCAATGCGCTAACCTACAACATTAAAGGTTTTGATAACAACGCTATCCCAAAGGGCATGTTGCATCTATCGGGAAACTACACCAATCAAGATTTGGACGCCTTTAAGCGTTATTGGAACTCAATGGTTAAAGGTATCAATAATCAGTGGTCACTGCCGGTCATGGTATCTAAAGACCAAGAGTCAAAAGCTAGCTTCGAGAAGTTCGGGGTAGATTATGACGAGATGTATTTCAGTAAATGGATGACCTTCTTAACCTCTATTGCCTGTGCCATTTACGGCATGTCACCTGCTGAGATTAATTTTGATTCGTTTACGGCTGGCAGCTCCTCGCCCATGGCTGGATCAGATACGGCTGAGAAGTTGGCAGCCTCAAAAGATAGCGGCTTACGGCCAGTGCTGTCTTATTTTGAAAACCTAATTACTGATTACATCGTTTCAGACTTTTCTGACAAGTATGTTTTCCGCTGGACCGGACTTGATCCACAAAGCGCTGATGAAAAGTTCGAGCTGCGTAAAATGCTCTTGACGGTGAATGAAGCAAGAGCTGAAGAAGGTTATGAAGCGATCGATGGGCCGTTGGGTGATGCACCATTGAATCCTCAACTCATTACGCCGTGGATGCAATTAACCCAGCAGCAACAGCCTGAGCAGCCAGATTTCGGTCAGCCTAGCCAAGGCGCTGAGCAAGCCGGTCAAGGCGAAAAGAAAAGCGATACGGTTGAGACAAAGCTAGATAGCGATACGGTAGAGCCTGCTCAAGATGAGCAAGGTGCTGAGCCAGCGCAGCCCGCTCAAGCTGCTGAACCTGCGCCGGGCAGTGACAGCATGAATAAGTCATTTAATGGACATAAGGGCAGGCCAGGTCATCAAGGTGGAAGTCAGGCCAAGTCATCAGCTGATGTTGAGGATGATTATTCAGCTCATTTACCCGATTCTTCAAAAATCAATACATTGGAAGAGGCCGATAAATACTTCAAAGACAATATTGAAGGGAATTGGGCGATCACTATTAAAAGGAAGGCTGGTTTTTTTGATGTAAATGTAAACTTTAAGCAAAATCAAGAGCACGCTTACACAAGAAAAAATCAAAGCACCGGCAAAAGAGATTTTGAGGTTAAAAGAGCCTCTAGGATGCAATATATAGTGGATTGTATTGCTAAGCCAGATACGATTTTAGGAAATGGAAGCAGAGATTTATTTTTAGAAAAGAATATTAATGGTATTAATTATGCGGTTGTTCTTGATTGGTTTGGTTCTAAAAAAGAATATCGTTTTAGGTCAGCTCATTGTTGGAGCAAAGAGGAGCTTGCTGTTAAGCGTAAGGATTATGATTTGCCAGCACCAAAAGGGAAAAAGTCCACTAATAACAAAGCCCCTGAAAAACTGAGCAAGTCTTTAGGGGCTTTAATCAAAGTCACTGAAGAGCTTGATAAGTCTTCAGTGTCTGCGTCCGCACGGTTTTTAGACCTTACGGCCCCACCCTTACCAATTTACCAAGCATCGCGCGAGCACCTGTCAGACAGGCTCAGTTGGGGACTTGACAGTGATGGATTCCCCCACGAACATGATTTTAATTGTATGGCTGATTTTGTCAAGTCTTTAGGTGGATGGAATGAATTTAACCCTAAAACAGAGGCGCTTGATTTTGGAACGCCCGTACAAGTTATTTACACAATTGAATGATAATGAAAAAAACTAATCTACAGCAAAAACGCCCAGTACAGAACCGTAATGTCATCGATGGTGATGTGCTTTATTTTAAGCACCCAGAGCAGGGCGCTTCCTCAGGTAAGGTTCATGCTGTCGGTCAGCATGGTGTAACAGTCGCGCATGAAAACGGCGAGGATGGCTATTATCGGATACCTTGGGCGGATGTTTTAGGCCATAAGGAGCGACGAGCCAGAAAGCTAGTGCTAGTTGAGCGCGGCGAGGATGGCGCTATTGCTCAGGATGAAGAGGGTAATCATGTTTATGTCGAGGGCGAGATTCCAGAAGAAGATGGTAAGCCGCTTAATAAGGCCATGCCTGTAATGGATAAACCTATATTTACGCTACGCGATCAGTCAGCCATCGATGCTGCGTTAATAGCCGCTGGTTTTGTGCCATCCATTGAGTATATTCGAAAATCCTATGGTGATCATTGGAGCGAGCCGCAAGTAAGCGCTGAGACGATTACAACAGACCTAGAGCCTTTAATTAAAGCCATTGCCGAAGTCAAGGCGCATGGCGACTCTTGCTTATCAACTTTGCGCTCAGAAGTTGCTTTAAAACTTGCGCCAAGGATAGAGAATGGCGCTGCTGGTTGATATATCAAATATTCCTGAATGTGCCTGTGATGGTGCTTTAGAGCATCTACACAAGGCCCTTAATGATGAAGATGGTCTAGCGCATGACATTTGGGCGGAGCATGAGAGTCCGTTTATTCGCGCATTGATCGAGGCATTTACTAAGCGAGGCTTGTTTAAGATAGCCAGGGTTCAAGATGAGCTTAAAAAGTGGCTAGCAGGCGATTATTACGTTCCGGCTGTAAAGTACACGCCAGTTCCTGCCGGATATATGGGGCGTTGGACACAGGCAGAGCTTGATTTGGTTAATGTCTATCTGCAAAACATACCGCCAGATTCAATGACCTTAGATGATTGGTCAATGCTGATTGATTACACAGTGCAGCGCTACTTACCCGTCGATCAGCTTAACGAAGAAGCTGAATGGCTAGCGGTTAAGTCGGGAATGATGGGCAAGGTGCAGGCACACATGGGTGATATTGATATTGCTACAGCGGCAACCATTGTTGAGGCATTGCCAGCAACAGCAGTTGAAGCGGCAATGATGTTTAATCTATCGCCATCTGCTGAAGCCATCATGGAGTATGGCAAGCTTTATGGCTGTGAAAATGTCCAGGCAGTCACAGAATCCTTTCGCTACAAGCTTAAGAAGGTCATTTTAAATCATGAGTCAGCCAAACTACTAGGTGACGAATCATCGAGCCCACAAAGCTTAGAACAAGATCTATTTGATGCGTTTAGTTCTGCCAATAAAGACTGGCGCAGGATAGCGCTAACAGAAGCTGGTGAAATGGCCAATCAAGGCGTTATCGCCTCATTGCCTGCTGGATCTAAAGTTAGGCGTATGGAAATGTACAGGGGCGCTTGTCCATTTTGTAAAAAGATCGATGGGCGTATTTTTACCGTTGTCGACCCATCTTCTGAAAACAAAGATGGTGTTACGGATGTCTGGGTGGGCAAAACAAATATAGGCCGGTCATCGTCGCCACGAAAGCGTAGTGGGGATGAGTTGGTCGAGCGACTGCCCTCTGAATTATGGTGGGTAGCTGCTGGGGTAATGCATCCACATTGTAGGGGCCAGTGGGTGACTATGGATACTTCAGCACTTGGTGATGATCCTGAGTTCGCTAGCTTCTTATCTAATTTATTTGCTCATCAAGAGGGACTTTAATTAGGTCGTGACAATATAATATTTTTATTCCTTGATAGCTCAGCGGTAGAGCAGACGACTGTTAATCGTCCGGTCGGTGGTTCGAGCCCATCTCAGGGAGCCAGAAAACGGCAAGGCTGGAAGTCGGTAATGACCATGCGGATTCATGGACAAAGACAGCGTAATTTATAGGGGAATTAGCTCATTTGGTAGAGCGCCTCCCTTGCACGGAGGAGGTGACCAGTTCGATTCTGGTATTCTCCACCACTATTTAAGCTGGTGTAGCTCAGTTGGTAGAGCAGTTGATTTGTAATCAACCGGTCAGGAGTTCGAATCCCCTCACTAGCTCCATTTTTGGGCATTAGCCAAGCGGCAAGGCAACTGGTTTTTATCCAGTCATCGTCAAATTAAAGCAATTTCACCAGCACAGCGACTATACCAATACCAATAGCAAAGGCAATTAGTGCGCCCATTTTTATAACTAATCTATTCTCAAGGTCGGTTAGGTCATGCTTAGTCGCAAGCTCATAATGAGATTCGACAATAACACGCACGAAAGCATCCGCTTGTTCTTGCGATACGCCCACTTGTTTTAGTTTAATAACCGCTTCTTGTGTATCAAAGGTAATTGTTGTCATTTTTGTAGCTCCTGTAAGTTGCTAAAGAAAGATAGGCTTTAGTTGTGGTTTTGTCAATATTGCTAGGGCGCTTTAGGTCGTGACACCAGAATTTAACAAATAACTTAAATTCAAGGTGGCGTTATGACTGACAAGAAAGATCCCAAAGACGATAAGCAAGCAGGCGAGCATCCCTTTGTAGCCGGTAAAGCTGAGTGCAAAGATAGTCCTGAAAAATCCTCCTCATTGAAGTTTGCGGGCCGCGAGTACCACGCCTCCGGCAAGTCTGGTAAATCGATCCATGACGATACGCCAGTGCGTGAGTTTGAGCATGAAAGCGGCCATAAGGTCTGGATGGATGATGCTGCGCGTGTTCATGCTAACAATGAAGATGAAGTCGATAGTCTACGCCAAGAATCTAGCAAGTATTCATCAGGCGACAAAGAAACGGTTAAAGAAGATGCTGAAACGGCTAAGGGCGAAACTGAAGATACAAAAAAGACCGATAGCCAAGCTGATGAAAAGCGCTCAGGTAAAGACATTCCAGAGAAAATGACAAAGGCTTTATTCTTTATGCCTGCTGATCAATCAGAATCGTTTTTAAATCTGATAGGTTGAGTTTATGGCGGCCCTGATACTTTTCTTTAAATCCCATGTCAAAGGCTATACGCGCAAGGATGGCGTATTTGTCAAAGATCATGAAAACAATCGGCATAAAAAGATACAAGTTGATAGCCCAAGAGTTACTAGCAGTCTTGAGCCTGAGAATAAGCCAAGACTAGCACCTAACGGTAAGCCCTCTAACCTTAATGCTATGCAACATGCGCAGGTTAGAACTCCTGAGTTTAAGGAGTGGTTTGGTGATTGGGAGACCGTTGCAAATCTAAGCTGGCTAGATCATGGAGCGCCTGTTGCAAGTATGAGCGGAAATGAAGTGCCGGCCCTTAATGGAATGGCTAATCTTGCTGACTGGATAGCTAAAAACTGGATAGATAGAAAAGAGTCTATCATTGAGCGCAGTGATTTAGGAAAGATAAATATTGATAGAAAATCAGTAAAAGATTCAGCTGCTCATGGACTAAGTAAAGCTAAGGTGCAGGCTTATTACCTTGTTCCTGATGTATTAAAAAGTGGTGTTTTATTAGGAGAAATGCCTCCACAAAATAATAAGCCAAGGGCAAGTGTTATTGCAGCTCCCGTGGTAATAGGCAATGTTCAATACAAAATGTATATTGAGGTTAGGCATGATGAAAACATGCAGCGTATGTATGTGCATGAGGCGGTATTACGTGAGGATGACTCCACGGAGGCGTTCAAAACCTCTGCCGCAACTCATAAAGAGGCCAAGCCACAAGGCGCTCCCCGTGGAGCTTTGTTCAGTTTCATACAAAACCTAAGAGATGTCAAGTCTTCTAAAGTCGTCGATGAAAACGGCGAGCCCTTGGTGGTTTATCACGGGACACCTGATGGAAGATTTACTGAATTTAGAGAAGATAAGCAAGCGTCTAATACTAAATTTGATGATAGTTCAGGATTCTTTTTCACACCTGATAAGAAATATGCCGAGTCTTATGCTGATTGGGAGGATGAGGATAGTTATATTGAGCGCCTATTATCTGGAAATGATGCGCCAAATAATGCGAACAAAGACATCAAGCCCGTTTATTTAAGGATTATTAATCCTATTGATGCAAATACTGGACATAAAGGCTCTAAAGAAATATTTAACGCTGCTAAAGAAAATGGGAATGATGGAGTTTTTTCTAATCAAACAGCAAATAAGATGAATGAAATAGTCGCTTTTAACCCCAGCCAAATCAAATCAGCCACAAGCAACAACGGTGGCTTTAGCAAAGAATCTAATGATATTCACAAAGCCCTATTTTTTGGGAATACGGCTGAGATTCTTGAGCTGATGAAAAGACTATGAGAGTCACATCGGACATACTAGCCAAAGCTGGCTTTATCTGGCGTGAAGTACCCTTTACTCGTGAGTCATGGGATGGAGAGTTCCCAGACAATATGGTTAAGTCGTTCATGGGTGAGTCACTAGAGATACTTCCAGAAACGCTGGATTATCCTGATCATGGGCCATCACTCATAGGCGTTATACGGCCAACGATAGAAGCGCCTAGCTTTATTGACAGGCAAGATGACCAGGTATTATTTTATCGTGCACTTATGGCCGCTGGTGGTGAGTTGCTAGGCTATTCCGAAGTGACATTAGGCAAAGGCTTTACGCGTGCCGATATCATTCATGATTTACCGGCCATTCAAAAGCTATTTGACCATGACATTAATCTAGTTGCTGATTACCTTGATGAGGGCAGGGCGGTCTTCAAATGCTTATCATCTGGCAAGGCGCTCATTGCAGATTTTGGCATTGCTTCAAAGTTAATGGGCTGGGGCGCTGAGTTCTTCAAGTCTGAGCATGGTCCTATACCGGACGGGGCAAGATGGATAACGGTGCATTCACATGGTAATGGTAAGGGCGTGCCTATATTAGTGCAGCCTGCTAAGGATAATTCAGGAACGTTTCGCGTTATTGGTGGCGCAGGTGGCAAGCTTAATATGCTTAAGTTGCGTGGCGTTAAGTCTGAATCTGAGTATAAGCAAGAGCATTCCGAGCGTGCGCATAATAAAAGATTGGTTGATAAAGAGCGGGTAAGGCGTGACAAGGAGCTGGGCATACATGACTCTAAGGTTCAGGCCAAAGAAGACATTAATAATCAGCGCCAGAAGTCACAAAAAGATTTTATCAAGACAGTAGCGGAGGCTATGGGCTGGACGTCTGAGCAAACAGAGCTAGATACCTCCGGCTTATCAGAAGAAGCCACTAAAAAGGCAGAACTTAAGCATCATGCCGAATTACTAACCAAGGCTAAGGAGGCCGTTAACGTACAGCGAAAAATGCTGGTTGACGATGCGGATGCGCGTGTAGCTGCTGGACTAGGCGTAATGCCACTACATGACGAAGATGCGGCTTTAATTTCTGCTGATGACTTAGACCCTGTTCGCTTAACTGACAAGTCGGGTATTTCCCAAGACTTTAAAAAACGCGCTGAAGATGCGGGGCTGACGCAAGATAACCTTGATTCAAAAGTCAGCGAAACCAAGACGACTGGCAAGACGGATGCCCAGATTGAAAAGGGCCAGATAGCGCAAGGCATTAAAGAGGAGCTGGCCAAGCTGCCTAAGCCGGATCTTAACGCTAAGATTGTCGATGCTAAAAAAGCCGTTGAGCTGATCAAGGCGCAAAAGAAATTAGCGGCCATGGAAAAGGCTGCGCGTGAGGCTAGCAAGGATGTCAATAAATCGACTATAGAGCCTAAAGCCTATGTGTTGGCAACCTCTGAGCCTAGCAACAAGGACGCTCTTAAAGCGATTTCGGATGATCTAAGCACGTCTAAAGCAAAAGCCTTTTTAGCAGGCGTTCAAGCAGTAGGTGGTGAGGAATCAATAGAAAGTCATGTATCAGCAGGCGCTTACAACGTCATTAATGCGTTATCGCAAGCAGTAGGCGGCGATTCGCTCATGGATCGATCTGTAGTTGATGTATTAGGCATTGCTGGCGCTGCTCAAGTATTAGCGAGACGACTGCATACTGATTACAAAGATAAGGCAAACGATATTGCTAGCGGCATTGAGGAATATCATGTGGCTCATGCACCCGAATTGCAGAGTGAAGCCTTAGCGCAGGCTCAAGAGCTGCAGGACATAGCTAACAAGATTGAAATGGATCAGGCCGCAAACTCACAAGACTTTGCTCATGCCTCTGAGTTGAATCATCAACGTAAAGAGCATTTAGCAACAGCACGTAAAGTCATGGGGCAAGCATTGGGCGAGATGGAGGCTAATGCAGCGCTGTCTGCTGCACTGCGCGGTGGTAAGCGTGACTTTGTGCAAATGTCACTAGGCAAGTCCACGCCTGAATCGGCTGTGCAACAGCTATGGGCCTTGGGCTTAAATAATGATGACTTTAATCTGGATCGGGTAGCCGGTAATACTTTTGCTACAGTTAATGCGTCGGGCATGGATAAGCTAGCTAAGCCTATCGATAAAGAAAATATGCAGCGTGTAGAGCGCAATGTCTCAATTATGCGCGGCGATGAAGATGAAGATGACTGGCTGCCACAAGGCTTCTCTAAGCGGCCTGACTTGGGGCTTAACTTGAAAGCCGGAGTTGCTCCACAACTATCACAGCCTTTTGACGCTAAAGCCTCTAATTTAGCCGATTCTGTGCGCGATTATATCGGCGGTCGCATGACTGATGGGGATAGACCCGCCGATATATTGTCAGATCTAAACTCCTTGCCTTTTATGCTATCGGTGGGTGCTGATCGAGCTTCTGAATACAGAAAAGCCCTTAATGAAGCGATACCCACTAAGAATACTAAGGGTAAGTTAATGCGAGTCGAGCATTTAGAGCCTATATTTCAGCAATACGCGGATGATTATGTCGCGTCTAATTGGGGTGGCACGCGCTCAACTTTAAATAAACAAACTTTTGAGCCTGATGCAGTGGCACAAGATGCGCTGCATAGGGCGTTAGCCTCTGAGCCTGCTGGTAAGATTGCTTACAAGCCCATTGGTGAGCTGACAGCGCAAGACCGCTCGGCATTACGTAACTGGTTTGCTAAAAATGTCGCTAAAGAATCGCCTGAACAAGCAGGGCTAAGAGAGAAAGCCGATAAGCTAAAGGCCAATGAGCCCAATCAATTTACGGATGATATTTTTGGTGATGTCTCAGAAAATCCAGCATGGAGCGCGTGGAAGTCAGATTGTGACGAGGCGAGTGCGGCGGCCAGTGATGCTGGCCTAGACTGGGGTAAATATTCCCACCTCATGCGTGGCAATGTTAAGGCCTTTGAGGCCATACAAGATTTAATCAGGTCGAAAGTCTCAGAAGGCTTTGCCCAGAATTACAATACACAACGTCCTGATGCGGCACTAAAGATAGGCAAGACCATTGTTAGGAATAATCTTAATCATCTTGACGCGGTAGACCCAGTCGAGCGAGAAAAGCGTTTAAAAGCTGACCGTTCACTAATTGACTCTTTGCGTGAGCGAGTAGGCGGCAAATATTCGTCGGGATCTATAGGCGATAAGATAGACCAGGCTAAAGAAGAAAAAGCGGCTTATGGGCAAGCACAGATGTCTTTATTTTCGTCTGAAGAAGATGACAATAAGGAGGCGCTGGCTTTAAAAGCAGATGAGCGCAAAACCATAGGCCACGCCGCTGAAAACATGATCAATAAGATGATGGGGGTAGTCGGTGCTAATTTTGAGCCTAATAAGCCAGTCAAGTTATTTAATCCGTCGATGTCCGGACCTGATGGCGTAAAGCGACAAAGAGCCATCAAGCTAGTCGAAGCCAATAAGCGCG